TTACTTATTTGGCCAGCTATGCGAATTTATTTTAATTTTTTTCCAAAAAGAATTGAAAATCAATATACTGTTGGAACTTCAACTTTTTCAATTGATTTTCCTAGAGCAACTACTTTTGGAGTTTTGGATGCACGATTAAGTACAGCTAGATTTAGTGGATTAGGTGTTACTAATAACCCTTTTATTAATGCACAGAATATTGCTGTTTCTGGTGGTAGAAGAATTGGAAAATATGGTACAGAAAATAACTATGATTTTAATTTAGTTAGAATTCTTGAACGTTCAGAAAGACAATCCATTATTGATTCAAGAAAAGCGTTTAAAGTTCGAGTAAATGAGACAGATAGAACATTGAGTGGGTATTCGAACATAACAGGAAAATTAGCTGTTATTTGGGCAGATTATAGTGAAGATTGGGATGATATTGTTTTTAGCAAAATTGAAGATGTAAAAAAATTAGCACAAGCAAATATTCTTGAATATTTTGGTACTTTAAGAGGACAACAAAATAGTGATGTACCAAATTC